GGCTCTGGCGGCAGATGCCCGTTCTTCTTCCCAGCGTTGACGTTCAATTTCCTTGCGGATGTTGATGACTTCACGCTGCACCTGATCCCAAGCAGCCAAACCAAACTGCCCAATGAACATGTTTTTGGCTTTCTCGGCTAAGTTCTGAGCCTCTGCCTTTGCCGTATACCGCTCGATGGCAACCTGTTCAGCACTGCGGCGATCAAACACGCTTGGCTTATGAGGTGTGGCCGAAATCTGCGTTAGTTTGGCCAAACTGCCCCATAGATCGGACAGATCAGCCGCCATACTTTGAATTTCTTTACCAGCAACAATACCTGCCTGCAAAGCCCCGTAAGCAGCCTGTGCCGCAGCAAGTATTGTTAACGGGTCCATGCTACCTCACACAATGGTCCAAACGGTGGGCGAATTGACTGTAACGGTTACACCAGAATTAATTGTGACAGGCCCAGCAGTCATAGCATTGACAGTTGATGGTATCGTGTAACTTGTCGTAACTGTCTGGCCGTTTTGGAAAAATATCTGGTCAGACCCGCCACCCGTTGCGCCAATCGCGCTAGTGCTAAAACGGCTATCAGCAAAATTGACGTTGGTGCCGTCAGAATAAATCAGGCTGGTTACACCTTGCGTCAAATACACGCCAGTGCTGCCAAATGCCGATGTGTAGGCATAAATAGCCGCCGGGCCAGTGGTATTGTTGGCAACGATCCACATGCCGGAATAGGTAGATCCATAGGTCAGGTAGATGGTGCCATTATTAGCATTGATGGTTGTAGATGCCACCGTCTGTGAAACGCTAACCGTATACGTACCAATGCCACCTGTAGTGCCTGTAAGCTGCACTGTAATGGTTGTGCCAGATGATACACCGCTCCCATTGATAACAGCACCAGTTGTTAACGACCCGCTTGTTACGGCTGTGATAGTTAACACTGTCCCTGTAATAGATCCTGTGCCAACAAAACTATATGATGAACCCGTGTTGCCAGTAAGGGTAATACGCAGGTTGATGGCATCTGTTTGGGTCACTGTTTGTGATGTTGTGGCACCCGTAAAAGCGTATGACACGTTGCCGCCAAACGCTTTATCAGCAATGTCCCAATCGGCATTGACGTTGTTGCCCCATGTACCAACATCGTCACCGATAGCTGGTTTGTCGAAACCTTTATTGGTTGTGTACGTTGATGTCATGTTACACCTATGAAGCCGTATTAGAGATGAGAATGCCCTCAACGCCGATACCGACAGAAGACGTACCAGACGCAGGATTACCAGAAATTTGCCACTGTATGTCTGTTTTTTGCGTGTAGGCGCGAGGAGCAACGCGCAATGTTTGATAAGATGTTACAAACGGTGCTTGCAGTAAAATTTGCACCAATCCTGTAGATGACTGTGTGTAAACGCGGTAGTTTGAGTAATTAAGTGCTGTGTTGCCAGTTAGGCTAGAATAAGCGTTTGAACGTGTAAGATAAAATGTGTATCCGTTTGGCACGGTATACACCATCATTTGACTCTTACCGTTTCCAACCGTGATTTCTGCGTATTGCACCGTTTTACCAGCATTGCTAATATTTATTTTTCCAACCGCATTTACGCTGCCAGTGACTTGTATGCTGTTGATTCGCAAATAGCTATTGACCGTTGTAACACCTGTTGTTCCATTTGTTAAAACAAGCGTCTCAGATATTTGATTGTAACTTGCGTCAAGTCCACTAATTAGAACAGACACATTGGTGTCTGATGCAGATGAACTATATAATAGCATCGTAGTTGCGGAAACGGGATATGTGTATGCGGTGGTATTTTCCCATACGGGGTAATAAGTTGCACCGCTTGAATTGGGCAACGCTCCTTGATACCCGTAAATATTGACAACAGATGCACCTGTTACAAGACCACGTGCTACTTGCATGTATGATGGCAAAGCCAACGAACTTTCGTTCGAATATACAGGAGGGTATGAGGTAATGGTCATTACTGAGCACTCCCTGATACCTTAATTGTGATTGTGGTAGCTGACGCTAATGCTTGCACAGTTGAGCCAGCCGCTAATGATTGCTGGCCAGTCCATTGTACAGTCGTATTGCCTGCTATTGGCGATGACGAGAACAAGGCATTGCTGGCACTTGCTGTGCCTTTAGACGGCACAAGGTAAATGGTAAACGTACCAGCGGTTGCACTAGTGTTGCAAATTTCAATATCGGTAAGCAAAAACTGATTCGTTGACGGCACAGTATATAATGTAGACACCGATGTGGTTGATGCCGATGGAGAAAGTGGTGTCCCACGCATCAGATTGTAGACATAGCTCAGGTATTGGCTGAGGCTATTAATCGCCACCACGCCATTCTTTTGGGTCGTTAAGATATCGTCTAAACTTGCCATTAGAACCTACCGTCTGCTGCCGCTCGGAACCTAATCTTGCCTAGTCGCCAGAAGGTTTCTGCGCCATCAGTTGATTGCACTGTAATTGAGAACAACCTACCACGAACTCTGGGCGTTATATACCCTTGGGTGCTTGTCATAGCATAAGTTGTTGATGCCAGCGGCGTATCAGTAGGATAGTCAGCCGTATTGATGGTTATGTAGACCGTGGCATTCTGTGTGCCACTGTATGGACCCCACTTCATATCTGGCCAAATCTGGTCAATGAATACAAGGTTATCGGCCTCATTCAGCGAAAAGTATCCTGTCGTAAAGCTGGCATTGAGCGGTTCTCCGTTGGCACTATACCCTACCTCATGCTGGTATATGTACTTATCTGTGCCTGCACCAAGTGGCGACCCCAAAACAGACTGATCAATCCACGCCGTCCGGGCAAGAGATCCATAATCCTATACGCCCAGCACAACATTGTACTTTACATACGAATCAACTTCGGTGCTGTTCGCGGATGGGTAGAACCACCACATTTCATTGAATGAAGTATTGGGTCCGCAACGAATTTTGTTGACATAGCTGCGGTTGATATTTTGGAAAACAACATCCCAAACCGTGCAGGCAATTGGCTCGGCCCCAGATCCGCTTGTTTGAAAGAACCCGTTTTGGCTCATCCAATAGACATTGTTTCCTAACCGACCAGCTGCTTTTTCGCCAATCAAACCACAGTTTGTGGACACTTGGTTGAAGCTATAGACATTGGGATAGCCGATATATTGCATCGTCCACATGTCAAGATCAGTCCAGAAGATGGCTTGCTGGTTGGCCTGCATGCCACTGACAATACGGCTTCCTGTCGTCAGGCGGTACGATCCAGCCTGATTGGTAACAGTTGCCGTCCAAGAGTTGTAATTCTCAACATCACACCAACGAATCAGTAGTGGATCTGACAGGCCCGTAAACGTAGAACCCCAAGCCACTAATTGACGCTGCGGCATGGCAACAAAGACGCCTTGGTTTTGAACGGGCGCATTGGCTATGTAATTAGCGTTTTGAATGACAGAATTAGGTTGCCACGCATAGATAGGCCCACCAACCGGGTTAGCAATAAGGGTGTCACCCCAGTTATCTAAAAACCAATCTGTGGCCGTAATTGATGATCCTGCGGTTAACGGCCCAACAGCAGAACCGCTATAAGGACCAGAGCTGTAAGTCCCCGCACTATACCCGGTAGCTGGGCTAGGTGGAGGTGCTCCATAATAGTAGATAACATTGATCTGATCACTGTTGATGAACCCAGCACCCGTTGATGATGGTGTATTAGATGCAATGAACTGAAACGTATTGGTATCTGATACGGTTTGAATTGTGTACACACCCGTTAGTGTGATGCCACCAATCGTCAGTGCAACCAAAGATGGAATGTAGAATTGACTACCCGCGACATACCCATGATTTGGAAAGTATGCGGTGACAGTTGGGGAACCAGAACCAACAGACAAATATGGGGTTTGCGCCACAAAGGTAGCCGTGTGGGTTCCTGATTGCGTACCTGATGTGTTAATGATCGCACTGGTTGGTGTTGTTGATACGTTAAATGTTGTGCCACCACCTGCCAAATTAGTAATATTGCGAACAAAATATGTTGTACCAGCCGTCAACCCAGTTGGTAACGCACCAGTTGTTGTAAATACTACAGTAGTATCGGTCGGGGGTGCATATGTAACTGTAACTACTGCTGGGCTAGCAATTGTAATCGTTGCTGTTGACGAGTTTGTATAGGTTGCCGCAGATCCTGCCGCAAATTGATAATTGTTGGCATCGGTCACCTGCGTAGCGGTATAAGGTCCATTGAGTACAATGCCGCCGACATACACAGGAACAGTAAAATACACATTGCTGTAAATGTTCATGTTGCTCCCGGTATTGTTTACCGAGATGGTTGTACTGGCAGATGTTGTGGTTATGCCGCCAGAAAAACTTGATGTCTGGGTGCGAGGCGATATGTCACGGGATGATGAGCCGGAAATAACATAAAGGTTAGATTCCGCCCCCACGCCAAGGTAGGTGTTAGCGTTGGTGTCTTCCCATGCTTTTAAAGCGCGTATGGTGGACGCGGACTGAAATGGCAGAGATTGTGGGTACGCTACCCAGCCGCCGAGCTTTTGAGCCACAGCACCGTCTTTATCGGGCAGGAACCGTATAAGGTTGCTAGCAGTAATGGCGGCTTCGTTAAGCGTCTGCGTCTTCGTTGTATCGACGCCGGGAGCCACTGTCATAGGAATATGAGGCATTGTTTACCTCGTAGTTGACGCGACAACGGGCGGAGACATAGAAGACCAAGCAGAAGCTTCGAACTTCTTGCGGAACTCTTCCGTGATTGCACCCTTCAGAAGACCCTGATACTGCGATTCATAGGTGACAGCCATTGCTGGATCATCGACGGCCTTACCAAAATTGCGCTGATAGGCACTGATGTAGATCATGCTAGCCATGATAAACACATCCGGCAGATACTGGCTAATGAATGTCGTGGGGTTTGTGGACGACAGCGGTGTAAAGCGCGATGTGCCCGTAATTGAGTAGGTATATGCCTGATCGGGGATAGGCCCAAGCAGATACAGATTGTCATCAAATGGCGCAAAATACTGCGGCAAAGATTGGCTAGAGCCGATCGGGTATACGTTCCACATCCATTCTTTGGTGGTTGGCATCAACTGGTAGGTGTAGCCAGAGGTTGGATCTGCAACCGCAATGTTCTGCACGGTGACAAATGGGTATGAAGATCCAAGAGATACGGTATTTGTCCCAGCGGTTCCTGTAAATGTCTGCGTGTTGACCGTGTTGAGGAAGTCAATATCACGCTGCATACGCAATTCAGCGTAGTTGATCATCTCGGGAACGATGATCGTAAATGGATCAGTAGGGTCGCTTAGGTTATAGCTATTGATCACCGCCATCGTGGCGATCTGGGTAACATAGGTGCTGTATGTTAAGCCCGTAGTCATTACTTGTTCTTAATCTCTCTGACCATAACCCAAAGGCGGTAACCAACCAAAATGGCACCGCCTATGTGCAGAAACAAAAGCACCCACTCATTAAGGCCGACAGCCCACATTGGCATTGTCATAACACTACCTGCTAGAGCCGAATCAATGACGAGATTGGTGTTATGATCACTGTCCATATCAGTCCTCGTCTGGCTCAGGGGGCTTTGGGGCCAGTTGGGCTTCGGCATCCAGTTTGATGCGGTGGATCAGGTCAGCCACATCCACATAAGGCCGTTGGCCCAGCGCGGCGAGGATCAGGTTCACTTGTTCAACGGTCAAGGACAGGTTGATCATAGTTCGCATCCTGTGAAATAAATTAACGCAGAAGCATTTACAGAGTAAATGGTAGATGTTCTTCCAGTTGTTGCACCACTAGCGACTGACCATTGATGAATACCTGACATGTTAGATGATGTGTTAAACGTAATAGCAGTTGTGACTGAGTTTAATCCAACAATATCTGTGGCATTAAAATGAGAAAGGCTGGAGTATACTAACCCAGTTGGAGCAGTTCTTGTTTGAACAGGATAAATTACCGTAAAGTATCCCGTAGTGGTCGATGTAGCTATGGCCCAAGGAAACCACACATTGTTCCCTGAAAACGCTGGCAAATACCTTTGGCACAGCATCAACTCCTGCCCATACAGCCGCCGTTCAAATGGCGTGGCAACAGAGCCGACTTCAAGCTGTACGCCTGTGATGGTGATTGTGCCAGATGTAAAAGCACCCCCATTATTCGGGTAAAACGCAAGCTGTAACCCATTTACCGCCCCCGCTGGGAGACTTGTAATTGTTGCCGTAAATGTTGTAGCAGTTGCTGTAGCAGACCAAGTGCCAGTTGAAATGGTTGTTGATGACGTATAATTGTCTTGTGCCGTTGGGTATGAAAGAGACCAAGAAACAGTTTGCGGGGTAGAAACCGTAATATTTGCTTGAAATGTTACGGTTGCACCAGACAAATCTGAGCAATTATACGATTCAATTCTTTGATTTATTGAAAGAACTGTGTTGCTTGCAGCACCAGTTGCCTGAAAAGCGTTCCTGTAACCAGCAGAATTGGAAACTTGAGCGACCGTTGCTGGAGCCGCACCAATCCATCCAATGAACCAGCGGTCAATCGTATATGCGCCGCTTGCTGGTGTTGAAAAACTTGTTCCCCGCTGACTAATCTGCATCGCACCATTGATGATGCGGTTGCGGAGAAATGATGACCCCATGACAACCGTGCCAGTGGTGGTTGGGTTTCCAGCAAGCGTACCCGTCACCGTCAGATTGTTGCCAATCGTCGCATTGCCGCTGGCATCAAGCGTGATGTTGTTGGTAGAGGACGCACCGTCTTTAAGGACTGTAGCTTGTAATGTGCCTGACATGGTAAATCCTCTTATTCGTACATAATGTTGATCGTGCCAGCGTCAAAGGTGTCTGTGCCGTTGACAGTGGTGATACGGACCCGATCTAAGGTTCCAGAGAGTGATATTGACCCACTAAATAAAGTTAGTGCTGCCCCCACACCAGTGTAATAACTGACCCCAAAACAAACCCAAGAATTGCCTGTTAGCAAATTAACCACCATTGCTCCTGTGATTGAGTTGGCGGCGGCCATATTAGATGTCGCAAGAAACCCAGTAGTTGACGTATTTGCGGTAGCACCAGATGAAGCTCCGCTAGAATAGCCCGTTGTAACAATAGAACCAGAACCAATTTGCACCTGAACAAGAGATGACCCGTTAGTAGAAACACCGGAAAAATTAATTGTAACGCGTTTCACCCAAGATGGGATTGACGTAAAATCAATGCTGGTTCCGCTGGTAGATGCCTGTGCGGTTCCTGACACCAGCATCAAGTTGCCAGCAGTGCCTGTAATGATACCAGATGAGGCGATAGTCATCTGAATTGTATTATTGGTTACAAGGCTACAAGAATACGCGCCAGTTGAACCCATAACCAAAGGGTTTGACGAATACACATATCCATTTGTCGCATCAGAATGTAGATAAAGCGGCACAGATGACGCCGCAGAACCAACGACAGATATGCGATACCCAGCACCTGTTGAACTGGTTCCAATGCCAACATTCTGCGAGGCATCAACATAGACAGCCTGTGTCCCGTTGGTGGAAAGACCAAGGGTTGTGCTGGTCGGGTTGTAGATGCCTGTGGTTGCACTGGTGGTGTTGGACACACCCGGCGCACCAGCCGAACCAAGGGGGACTGCTACACCTGTCGTTCCATTGATTGTAACTGTCATGGTGTCAAACCTTTGGGTATTTGGCTTTTACCGCCAAGCAAGCCGCAATATAAGCATCGATCTGAGCCTGATCTCCCTTCACAACACCATCAAGGTAATCACGAAAATCAGGGTATTCTTCAGCACGTTCTTGAGCAAAAGTCTTTACTGCGGCAAGGTCATCAACCAAAATTGGAAAACCATTATCGTCACCAACAATGGTTTTTCCTTGAGTTTGACCATTCATCAATGAAGCATGTAACTCCGCAGAAATTACAACTGCATCACGAGGGACATTTGCCCCGTGAATTTCTTCAGTATAAAACCCACCAGTCGATTTTGCGTAAAGCATCATTGTCTTTATCCTTAATATCCGATTGCAACGTAAAGACACCCACTGGCAAAACCAGAACCCGCACTGCCGTATGTAAAGTTTGTTGTTGTTTTTGCAGTGACCCCCGGAGAATACTGGGTAACAACTGATGCTTGGGTTGGAGTAAGAACAACACTTTGGCAAGCAGTTGGGAACGCAATTGGGAATGTTGTTGTCGCGGAACTACCCGCAGTAGCGGCAACTGCGGAAGTTCCCCACTGGATGATAAGGCCATTTGGAAGCTGTTGATATCCATTTGCCGCAAGAGAAGAAGCACCAAAAGCGGCTGAAACCCAATTTGTTCCGTTGCTGACTAAATAGTTTTGGTTAGCCCCGGGTGCTGGCAGCGCAATACTAATAGACCCAGCCCCGTTTGTTATGGTAATTCCCGAACCGCCCGTAAGAGTTGCGGCAGTGTAATCCGTGCCGTTGCCAATAGGAATCTGACCATTGGTAGGTGCAGTGGTCGTGCTTTGTGCCACAAGTGCGCCATTGCTGGCTGGAAGGGTAAGCGTATTGCTTGCCGCAACTGCCGCCGCCTGAAGCTGGCTATAGCCTGATGTGGAACCGTTGAGTTTGATAGGCATATTAGACAATGCTCCAAGTTGAACCAGACGGAATGGTAACAGTGACGCCGCCATTAACTGTAACAGGGCCAAACGTACCAGCGTTCTGGGTACTAGGTATACTATAATCTGTGGTGACTGTCTGCCCATTCAGGTAGAAAATTTGATCTGTTCCACCGCCTGTTGCGCCGCCACCAACAGAAGCCCATGAAGTACCGTTATAGCCTTCAAATGACGTTTTGGTGGTATTGAACCGCAGCATGCCTGTCAATGCAGTACCGGGCTGTTGTCCAGTAGTGCCCGTTGGCAGTGCAATAGCACCCGTTGTCGGTGTGGTAGTTGTTCCAAAATACACAATGCCAGATGCGGCAGCCGTCATAGCGGTCACAGATCCTGCATTGTTAACTTTGAGTACAATGCTATCTGTAAACGTACCGCTAGATGCAGTGGTTGATTGCAAAGTCAGCGTTGATGCCGCAGCAGTGCCACCATAGAGCGATGCAGACGTCACAGAGGTGACCGAGGGCGTCGATGTATATGCGGGAGCTGTTCCAGTTCCTGCCGATGCTAAAACCTGCCCAGAGGCCACCGCTGTAAGTTTGGCAATGGTTGTGCTTCCTGACGCATAGAGAATGTCGCCAGTGGTGTAGGACGTAAGGTTAGTGCCCCCAGCAGCCACAGGCAGCGTACCAGCCGTTAAAACCGACGAGGATGTGCTGTAGATGGCATTGTTGGCCGCAGTAAAAGATGTGAGCCCGGTGCCGCCGTAAGCCGTCCCAAGGGCGTTTGTAAGGTTTAACGTGCCAATCGTCACTGTACCGCTTGATGCAGCCGTTAGAGCCGTTGTGCCGCCGTTATTGCCAACCTTGATTACTACCGAATCAGTTGCGCCAACACCGCTTGTTGATTGAAGCGTTAAGGTTTGGCTTGTGCTTGTTCCGCCAAGTATGGTTGGACTTGTAATGGATGTTGTAAACGTAGGCGCAGCAGACAGAACGATGCTACCAGTACCTGTCGGTGCGCTTCCTATGGCCGTTAAAACGGTAGCATTGGTTGTAACTGTCGATGGTGCAACACCTGCGCCACCACCTACGACTATCGCGTTAGCAGCCAAAGCAGCAGAAGAAGTCCAAGCACTGCTAGAGCTAAAGTAAGGGATGCCACCTGATGTTCCTGTCACAGCTAGAGTGTAGGTGCCAGACGATGTAATAGGGGATGTTGTTCCGCTATTAGATAAGATATTGGCTGCACCCGTTGAAAATCCTAAGCCAACGCTTGTAACAGTACCCGTACCCGCCGCAGCCCAGCTAAGTGTAGTGCCGTTAGACGACAAGACAGTGCCGTTAGAGCCAATACCAAGCTTTGAGAGCGTGTTCGTTGCGCTTGCATAAACAAGGTCGCCAGTGGCGTATGTTGAAAATCCTGTGCCGCCATTTGAAGACCCTAAAACACCCGTTACGCCTGTTGTTAAAGGTAACCCGGTGACGTTGGTCATTACCCCTGATGATGGTGTGCCCAAAGCAGGCGTAATAAGTGTTGGTGACGTATTAAGAACAACAGATCCAGTGCCCGTGCTGGTTGTAACACCCGTGCCGCCATTGGCTACATTCAATGTACCAGCAACTACTACGTTGCCGATTGTTCCCGTGGCAGGCGTAAGCCCGGTAGAACCAAAACTGATTGAGTTGACCACGTTATTAGAAACAGACAACGTATAAGTGGCAATTTGGGCAGTTGTAACGCGAACGGTAGACCCCGCCTGAACAGCTTCTAACTGTTCAGTACCGTTCAATGAAATAGCCGCTGTAAGGTTCGGGATCGTAACAGTGGTCATATCATATTCCCGTTTGCGGTATCTGGGTCATCTCGTAAGGCAAGCCCACTATAACAGTTCTAATGCGCGTTGTGGACTGCAAAAGATTTGCTGAAGGTATAATCTGGTTGGTTGTGTAAGTAAATTGATAGCCAACAACAGACGTTACGCTGTAAAAACCATCCGCGTTGCTGTTGCCAGTACCCGCAATAGACACCTGACTGTTAGCCGCGAACCCGCTTGGCAGAGTGTTACATGTAACAGTTACAACCGTAGTGCCATTTGACACAATAGATGTCAGCGACAGCGTTGTTCCATACGCCACCTTGTTGTTCAAAGGCGATATTGCGTATGAATCTAGACCAGTAGGTGGTCCAATTGGCTGAGTTGACCGGGTTTGGCCGTCTTCCGTTGCTCGTGTTGAATATGTGTTGACCGTAAGACCCGTTTGAGAATTTACAGTGGATGATGTCAGCACACTACGGTAATCAACTTCATCACGGACAACGGGTTCAACACGCGCATTGATCACTGGCAACGGATCTGCCGTCAGTACGATAGCGCGTTTTTGCTGCTGCGGTTCGTCGTAGCAATTTTGGCACACAAGAAGGCGAATGTTGTTCAGTTTTGCCCCGGCCCACTGGTACTGCCAACGCAAATCAACGTGGTTGTACCATATTGAGCATCGATCACAGACACCAAACGCCTGTGGGCTTCTGCTACTTACCCTTGCTCTACCAGCCTTTGATGCGTAGGCCATGCCATAACCTACCTGTAGTAGCCGGAGATCATCGGAGAGATGTAATAGGAGACGTATTCTGTGTCCTGATCAGCCGCAATTTTATATGATTCGTCGGCCTCAATTTTCAATTGAGCACTTATGGGCTTGTTCCAGATACGTGCAAGGCGATAAGCCATGCCGTTAGCAAAAGCATC